AATCAAACTAGCACAGCTAGAGTCCGCCGTCCGTTCGATACACAAGGCGTCGCAAAAACTGCCCGATGAATGCTTCGTCAAACAGACAGCACAGTGGGCAATGGAAATCGTCGAGCCTAACAAAAAAGGCTTCAGCGATGTCGCCTGAAGACATCTTCATAACCACCTATCTGGTCAGCGGGTTCGCCCTGCTGGCCTTTCTTTTATGGGACGTGTGGCGAGACCGGTAGAAATTTCTAAAATTTCCGCTTGACATGTATGGGATTGTATGTTATAGTATAAGAACAATCAGAAATGATTGTCTCACCCCGATGGGCGGGGTGCGCTGTTTCACATTGTTAATTTCTACGGGAGGTATCTATGTCAGATACAACTAACGCCGCGTCCGTCTGGGCTGTCCAAAGCAAGCTGCTTGAAACCGCGGATAAGGAACATGAGTGGGGGGACTGCATGTCTTTCACCTCAATCCTTATCAACGAGTGTAACGGCCACAGACTGGACGAAGCCGAAGATAACACCTTCGACTTAGGCTATATCCGCGCCGTGGACTACGCTTCTAGAATGAGCAAGCTGTATTCCGCGACCCAATACTTTAGGGTAACTCTTAAAGAAGGCCGCTTCGGTGGTGTCGGAAAAGAGTTTACTTTCAAAGGGTTAGCTCAAAAAGTTGAGTGACCGCGGCTCACGGTTCAGGGGGACAGCTTTCGGGCTGCCCCTTTTTTGTGCCGAAACCAAAGAACGGTTACTCTTCTTCAAAAGGGTTGTTACGTTATTTGTTTTCTATTATAATGATTTTAGAAAGGAAGGTGAAACATGGATGCAGAACAACTCTTATCTAAGATACGGTGCGGGACGCAGGACGCGTTAAAAAGTAACAAAGCACAAGATATCGCCGATACCGTGTCAGACCACTATAATGTCGGGGTGTCTTCCGCGTGGGTGTATAACCTTGCAAACTCCAGTGACCGCGGATCACGGTTCGATGTGTCGGTGCGACGAGCTTTTGCTATGAAGGTTTTTATAGAAGATTGGCGGGCGGGGAAGTGTCCGTGGCTGGTTAAGTAACGGTATACACTATAGGGCACTCAAAATTAAAGAACCCAAAAAAAACATAAAACAGGGTGTTACCGGTGTTACCGGTGTTACCCCGCTCTGTAACGTATAGTAGACAACAAAAAAGAGGTAACACGAAAGGTAACACGGATGATTTACAAAAAAGTTACCTCTTTAATAGGTCTCGCGGATAAGCGGTCAAAATTGAAAAAAAATATAGAAATAATTTCTGTTCTATATAGGAGGTTCTTGTTATAACTATGGGATGTGACCTAATTAACGGTGAAATCCTTATGGCAAGAAAAGCAGCAAGTAAAGTGACCGGCAAGCCCCGTGAAACGCGAGGCAGACCGCCTGCGACTGTCGAACAGCCTTTGACACGCAAACAAGAACTTTTTGTAAAAGAACTGGTGAGCAAAGACGGCCAAATAACTTTGCGGGAGGCAGCGATTAATGCGGGGTATGCCGCTACGTCCGCCCATTCGCGGGCATATGAGTTAACTAACCAGCATATATCACCCCATGTTGTCGCCGCTATACAATCTTATCGGCGCGAGTTAGACGAAAAGTATGGGGTGACATATCAAAGGCATTTAAGAGATTTGCAAACCATTCGCGACGTGGCGTTACAGAACGGCGCATATAGCGCAGCCGTGCAGGCGGAGTATAGACGGGGGCAAGCCCAAGGAGATATCTACGTTAGCAAATCAGAAATCCGTCACGGCTCAATTGACAGCATGAGCAAAGAAGACGTGATGAAAGCTTTAGAGGAAATCAAACAAAGTTATGCCCCAGTCACGATCAACATCACTCCCGAAGAAACAACGAATGCCAGCAATCGCGGTAAAGCGAGAGGCAGGCTTTTACAAACAGATGAAGGAAGCAGCGCAGAGATCGAGCCGGAAACTATTGCTGACGCGGATTGAAAATTCAATCGGTGCGGGTATTCCGGACGTTCTCTTGTGTGATGAAAGCGGCACGTTCTGTTTTGTTGAGTTAAAGTTTTTGACCAGCAACGGGGTGACCTTGCAGCCGTCGCAAGTGGCGTGGCTTTCCCGCCATCAGCATAGCCCTTCTTGGATACTGATCAAAAAACAGAACAAGCCGACAGATGATCCGGAATTGTTTTTGTATCCGGCCGCAGCCGCCGTTGATTTAAAAATGGACGGGCTGCAAGCCGTCGAGCCAATACACCACCAAATAGGTAAATTTAACTGGGATATGATTTTAGACTTGATATGTCCTAGATAATCCCATATGTATAGGCATCGTTAATTAATACGGGAGTTTTAAACGATGAAATATTATATTGGAAATCTTGACGAGCAATATGGTGAGTTTGAGGTTGAGAAATCTTTCTTGTTCGCAACCGCTGGTGATGCCAATCCGTTGATGGAACAGCTTGCCAAAGAGTGGTATGGCGCGGAAGAATCCGAATTGGATTCTGAGGGGTTGCGTGAAGGTATGTATTGGAACCATTTTGAAATGGCTTATGGGGCGGGCAGTCATTATGAAGTGACCAAGGCCACCTATGATGAGCTAAAAGCCAAGCGTGTCTTCACTGAAATTTATGCTGATGAAGAAGTCAAATACGATAGAACGCCTAAAGCTTTTGAGGGGGACAGTGATGACTAAAACCTTGATGGAATGCTTGAATTGCAAGCACACGGAAGAGCATATCGCGCCGCTGCCGGAGCAATGCCCCAAGTGTCAGTTCTATTGCTATTACACGCAAGCGGAGATGGACGATGATTGATGTCAAACGAAAAATCCATATTGATCTGGTAGCCTTGTATGATCTGGCCTACCAGAACGATCTGCCCGAAATATGCGGGGCGTTGTCTAATGTTGAGCAGGTGGTTTGGAAACTGCGCCGTCGTGATGATAAAGAAATCACTGCCGATTGGTTTCTGTCTGATGAAACATGGGAAGAATATTATGAGAAAGGAGAAAAAGCTTAATGTTTATATTCAGTATTATCGGCCGTTTGCTTTACGGGAAAGACTGGGAAAAATATTCGCAAAAGCGGACGCGATATGTGAAACGTAGACGGCGATAGAAATTTTAAAAAATTCAAGCTTGACTAGTATGGGCTTTTATGAGACAACAACACCGGCGGCGCAATATTGCCCGCCGGTTTTTTAACTTCTACGGGAAATAGAAAAATGACACATACTATCGAAAATTCACAAAACACCCTGACACGTTTGCTAGAAAAAGTTCGCGACGATGCGGCGAGAAAATCAGATTATATTGCCCCGACGCATGATTTGCAGAAAACCACCAGTGATCAGGGTGAACCCCAAATCGTCATTGAACAGCGGGGCGGCGAGCCAACACGCGTTCTAAATGTTAATGACGTTGCGTTTGGTCAGATTGCCAGCCATGCGGGCATTGACGTTAGAACCGCCCGCCGGTTGCAGGCTGGCTATTCTGATCAATTCGACGGGCTGTTAAATGCTATCTGGCAAAAAGAACCGTCGGTTCGTATGTTGCGGGCGCATGACGGGTTGGCCTTGACCGACGGCGGCATTGGCACGTTGCGGGCTTTTGTATCGGATAAGTTTAAAACCTACGATCACGTCAATTTGTTAAATGATGCCTTGCCGCAATTGATGGAAAGCGACGCCCGCTTTCAGGTTGTCAATGCAACCGTCACCGACAAACGGCTTTATTTGCGCCTAAAATCCCTTGTCCATACTGGTGAGGGTGCGGGCGTTGGTGACGTTATGGCTAATGGTATTGGCTTGCAAAACAGCGAAGTTGGCGCGGGTTCGGTGTCGGTGTATCAGGTGGCTTGGACGTTGGCTTGTCTCAATGGTATGCAAACCCAAAACAAAACGCGGTCAAGCCATATTACCAGCGGCCGTGATGCCGACGATTGGGGCTTGCTTTCCGACGAAGCAAAAGACGCTGATAATGCCGCGCTAGGTTTAAAAATTCGAGACCTTGTGGGCGTCTATTCAAGCCGTGAAAGTTTTGACGCTATTCTTGACGGTATGAAAGCCGCCGCCGCCGACGTGATCGACGGTGACGCAATCGACAAAACCGACATTGTTGCAAATTTGGGCGCGGTTATGAAATTAACCAAATCTGAAACAAGCGATGTTATGAACGGGCTTTTGGACACGATAGGCCAGTCAGGATATGAGCGCGACAAGCCGCTATCACGCGCCACCCTGATTAACGCCGTGACGGCGGTATCACACAAGGCCGACGCCGACGACGTCGATTTGTGGCAACAACGCGGCGGTCAACTCTTAAACATGCGCCCCGCCGACTGGCAACGCGTCGCGGTTGCAGCATAATATAAAACACTTTTCCCCGATAAGCCCCGCCCTAAAAAGCGGGGCTTTTTGTTAGGGCTTGCCATATATGGGAATATATGAGATAAAGCGGAAAGTTTTAAATTTTCTGGAAAGGGTTTTACCATGTTGAAAACAGTTAAACTATCACAAGCGAATAAAACCGCCGGTTGCGCCGTTACCTATCGCGCCGGAACCGGTGACAAGTTTGCAACGTGCCCCGCTAGCTGCTCATTAAATCCAAGCGGGCGCGGTTGCGCCGAAATAGACGAAGCCTATCTGGACGCGGTTTCTTCCGCCGTCCCCCGTCGCGGTGTCTCTTTTACCTATTCCCATTTTGACCCGCTGTTTTGGGCGCATAAATTGGCCGCCGGTAAAACCGTGATCAATTACAGTTCCGACGGTTTAATGGACGCCTATTCGGCGTTATGCTGGGGCGTTCCGGTTGTGACCGTCACCCCTGAAAACTTTTTTGCAAATGGCAAATGGGATAAATTGGCCGACGTTCGGTTGGTGCGTTGCCC